TAGCAACTTGTACGATGCCCCCAAAGTTTCCAACCACCTATGAAATTAAGTGAAGTAACGATACCTTGACCATTCAGGTAATTGGCTTGTTCTAAGCCAAGTAAAATCTCTGTACCATCCTCCAATACAGCTGCATCCATCTGTAAATTATTATTGGACGGTTCATGGTAAGGATAACCTTCATTTTGAGCATCAATCAAATTGGCCAAACTCGCCATTTGTGTCGATTTATGATATTGTATGCCACCTATTGAAACTTTTGGCCAACAAACAATCATGTTAGGATCATCAAGATTCTTTTGATTTTTGTATTCTGGGACTGCTGTATAATCTGTGACTTCTGATGTTGGAACATCAACAATTGCCATACATTGAAACAGACCATTAATATTTTTTGATTTTGCCTTTAATACAGCTGCAACCAATGGATTCGTTGAGAATTTTGGCGCGATTAAAATACCAGGTACTTCACGGAAACGAGGGAATACTGTATTTACTAATTCAATGCCTTTGTATGATCCGTCTAATGATACTCCACCTACAATATCAGATGCTGTAACTAATGAAGGATCTAATCGTTCGAATTCTACAGTCACTTCACCATCATTACTTGTATAAATGTGCAGCCTTCCTTCGTCATCAAACTCCAATTCGTAATCTTTTTTATCAACTGTATTTGATCCATTTTTCACAATAACCTTTGCTTTTAGTACACCATCTGCTTGCAAAACGCCTTCGCCTTTTGTAATTTTCACAGTTTCAGAACCGGTGACAGCATGTTTAGTAGGATCAAGGACATTAATCATGACTAATGGTGAAACTTCAAATAATGCAAAGTGTGAGCTAATAGCCTCACAAATTGTATATTTATTAAAATCTGCATTGTAACCCATTTTTCGAACTGCTTCGCTGTACGTATAAGCCAATTCCGCTCGATTTACAGCCTTTTCTGGCTCATCTAATAGATGAATAGGAGCTGTTCCAAAAACCACCGTCAGGCCTGCTGTAGATACCACAGGAGGGATGATAGATGTTGGTAATTCATAGCTATATACTCCGTGTTTATATCCAGCCATTATTGATCACCCTTTCCAGGTCTAAAAAAATTAAACACTTTATTGTAATAGCGATGTTCCAAAGTACCCTTTTGCTGTATACGTGCTTCAGTTTCAGCTATTTCATCAATCGCTACAAAAAGTTTTTCAATCTCAGAGCAATCTTTAATAAAAGTTTGAATATGTGGTACCTCGATAGATTCAACCACAGTATATCGAGGTAATCCAAGCAAATTTGGTCCTACATATATTTTTTGTGGAACCGTTTCTTGATGAACAGCAATCTTTTCTTCAGGTGCAGTCGGTACAACTGATTCTATTGCGCCAGCGACCTGTTCAACTGTTGCTTTTGCCTCTTTTTTAATTTGTTCGTTCGCCACGTTAATACCCTCCTATATATTGCATCGACTGGCTTTCAAAGCTTAGACGCATTACCCCATAGTAAAATGGATGTGTTTCAGCGTCATCATCGTTCAAGGCACAATCGATTTGATATTTCATCTTGAAAAACTTTGCTATGATTGGATTTTCATTAAGGTCATTCCAAATATGTTGTATACAAGAAAGTACATCATCATAGCCTTGTCCTTCGTACCCTTCATTTTTAACACCAATATATATATTTACTGCTGTATCTTGATTGGAAACATTTTCTTCTTTGCTAAAAGTATCAATTTTGACCACACAAAAAGGAAACACATCATCTTGCGTTTCCTTTGTTCCCTTAACCTTGATACGATTATTTGATCTTTCAGGCACCTTATGCCGAAAAATATTAAATTTTGTGGGTACAGTACCAGCTACTTGCAACGGGAAATCTTGTAAAGTTTCTCCCAAACGATCAATTAATCCATCTAATAAATCTAATGCGGTTGACAACTAATTAGCCCCCATTCTACTTAACAAGCGATTAATTTCATGAGTTGTACGAGTTTCATAGGTGCTATATGCATCTTGGTTAATCTTATTGACTATTTTTTCGTTGCCAATCATTTGTGGCACTGATGGGCCCATTAAACGGCTAATTGGCAATCGGGCTTTTCCATCACGTTGGAAAACTTTTGTTCCGTTAATATTAGCAACAAATGCACCTAATATTTGTTTGGTACCACTTTTTTTAACAGCAATTTTAAGCTGGCTTTTACGTTTAGGATTAGCCGTCATAGGTGACACTTTAAACTTGTCCAAACCCAATGTTTTACCACTCGACTTTACCTCAGCTTGTAATTTAGATGTACTAGCTTTAAAAACTTTAAGAGTGGCTTTAATATCTGCTGATTTAGCATGATAATCCTTCCGAACTTCCTTCGGAACATTAGCTTTGATGTTAGATATAGATCGATTTAAAGCATTCGCGATAACGTTTGGTGCTTTATGTTGCAGTTCACCTAGTCGTTGTCTAACACTTTGTAATTCAGCATCATCTATTCTAATTTGTATACTCATGAATGATTCCTCGATAATGCAATTTTTAACATACCCATGTCATCACTTACACTTTCAATCATATAGTCACGCCCATTAAAATTCATTATCTTATCAGCTTGTGGAATTTCTTCAAAATATGAGCTCGCTACATGGAATACAACATCATAAGCAGCAACTTGGTTTTTCTTGTCAGCTGGTGAAATCATATCAGTATCTGGCACTATATCCATTTCTACACCTTCGACAATGGCCTTTTCAGCAAATTCATCCTGATTAACGAATACATTATTAATGTCTTGCATCATGAAATCCTTAAATGTTTTACTCATGGTCATCATCTCCTAGTCCTCTAATTGATCTAAGAAATATGCCGTTTTATCTTTTTCAACAATTAAGGCAATAATATTTGGTTTGCTAATATTACCTTTCCACTCTAAACCCTGTTTTTTTGCGCCGTCTTTTAACTCATCTAATTCAAAGTTCAAGTCTAGAGTTTTTTCGATGGGTTCATCATCTAATACATTGGTTTCAGCGGTTTCTGTTATAGTTGGAATCACTACAGCATCCTCTTTTACAACTGCAGTAACAACACCTAATTTTAAGAGCCTGGCACTCTCTTTTTCTGTTATTGCCGATTTTTCTAGAAAATCATCGCTACTATAGTATTTTCCATTATGGCGCAAAGATGATAATACTTTGTATCCCTTCATTTAAACCCTCCTAGACTACTTTTGAAGTTAACCATGCATCCACATTTCCTGGCTTTGGAATAGGACGAGATGCAAGACGAACCATTTTTTGTTCATTCTGATGATCTGCCCAAATTTTCGGCACTCGTTGACCTTCATAAGTCATGTACTCATCATTCTTTTCCATTTGTGTAATAGCACCATACGCAAAGCCAGCAAAATTTTTCTTCGCTAAAATAGTCGTATCTACAGGGATATATGGTTGCTCTTCTTCATTATCATCTAAATACCAATCATCATAAGTATAGATTTCCACGCCTAAACCTGGTAACTTACCAATGAATGTGACAGCATCGCTCTTAATACTAGGTTCAATATTACCGAAATTCATATTCTTTTTATCAAACATTTCTTTAATAATAGGATGGTTAATAAATGCTTTCTCTGCATTTTCCCCAAGAATCAATGTGTCAGGTGCGACACCCGATTTTTTTGTTACTTCTTTTCGCCACTCTTTAATATCTTGGTATGGATTTGAAAGATACTCTCCCTCGGAATTTTTAGTATAGTTATCCCACTTATCAGTACCCGATAAAGTGACACCTTGCGTAAAGTTAAAATCAAGTTCCTGTTCCACATAACTATCCGGACCTTCACCAGTGTAACCCTTCATGATAACTTTACCGTTAATCAATGTTTGGGCTGCAAGCCACTCCTCACGACGACTAATCATTTCATTTAATTCGATCAAATCATTTGCTAAAAGCTCACGTGCTCGTTGGGCAGGTGTTTTTGTACTAACTACACTTTCACCGGCTAGTCGTTTTGTAATATCATCAATTGTTAATGATTTTTGTGGAGCAATACGTGGAGCAACATATTTTTCAGTACGGTAGCCATCACGTTTAACTGTTACACCACCTGTACGTGGTGCCACAAAAGGTGCCATCTTTCGTTTGCCTTTTGTGTAATCGATTAGAACATCTTCAGTCGGAAATGTTTCGACTGAATTAAAAAAAGTGTCACGCAAGAATGTGTGCACTTTTGGCATTTGAGTAATTGCTTTTAAAATTGTAAGAGTTTTATATAGTTCCATGTTTGGTCCTCCTTAAATTGAAGCCTTTAAATAAATTCCTTTAGTGCGTAAAACATCATAATGATCAGATACTTTATCTGTCCCATCTGTAAGTAATGCATTTGAATTAAATGAGCCTGAAATATAGGTTTCAGCAAAAACAGATTTACCAGACTCGCTACCTGTATCAATGTCATCTGCTAAGATAGCATCTGCAAAAATTGGTGTCGTGGCAGTTGTACTAGCTACTAAATATTCTCCATCATTGTTTTTACCAATAATTGTCCCTTGTAATAAAAGTCCTTGGCCAGCTTTTAATTTAGCTGATCCTGTTTGAATGGGAAATGCAGTATCATAAATTAAATTGTTTGGCTCGTAAGAATCTACTTGTCCATTTAACTTCATTGTTATTGGCCTCCTTTTGCAAAAATATTACCTAATGCCTCAGCCTCTTTTTCCATTTCATCTTTAGGATCAGATGAAACAGGGGCATTTGAACCTGGAATATCATTTAATGGTGCAGCATCTTTTTGCATATTCATTAATTGATTTTGAGCTTGTTCTTTTTGAGCCTTTAAAGCATTAATTGCAAATTGTGCAGCTGGGATAGGATTTGTAAATTTAGCATCGTTAACTAACGATTCATTACCAGGTACTGCAATATCTTCAATTGCTTTAATTCTAGTATTTTCAGCCCTTACACCCTCTGCATACCCCATATTCTTCACTTGCTCAAATAGTTCTGGATGTTCATTTTGTAACGTCTTTAAGTCCATAACATCATTTCCTTTCTCATTTGTTGGCTCCGATTGAGAGCTAATATGATTTATTGGTTCAGGTACTACTTTACTCTTAGCAATGGCCTCACGAGCTTTATCAATTGCTTCTGGCGGTAAAAGTACACCTAATTTATCATTGCTGGCATTTACGTTGTTTGCCCCTTGATTATCCTCAAATAAAATTTCATCAACAAAGCCCATTTCTTTAGCTTGTTGAGCATTCATCCAAGTAGTTTTATTCATTAATTCTTGCAATTCATTTTCAGACTTTTTGGTTTTTAACATATATGCATTGATAATCGCCTTATCAGTGCTTTGTAAAAACTCACTTGTTGCATTCATGTCCATGAAATTGCCTCTAGCAGAAGTTGATGCATTATGGACCATCATCTGACCAAGAAGAGATATAGCAACATGATCCGCTGCCATAGCAAGAAAGGATGCTGCTGATGCCGCAACAGATGGAATCTCAGCTTTTACAGTACCTTTAAAATTTTTTAAATCATAAAACATTTCTGATCCAGCCCAAACAGAGCCACCACCACTATTAATCACGACTGTTAATTCATTATCATTCTCAGCATTAGCTTGATTAATTGCATTTCTTACATCTGTAGGGCTAGTGGCTGCTATTCCGAACCAATCATAGACTTCTTTTAAATCATCACTTACAATAGTACCTTTAATGTCCACTCTCATTATTCTTTCTCACCTCCTTCATCTGATTTATCAGAATGAATATTAATATTTACAGGAGCATTAAATCCTGCTTCATATCGTAACTGTTCTTCCCGTTTTCTCAATTCATGATTACGGAAGAAATCAGTCCCTGTTGATTCTTGAGCTTCGCGGGTACGAGTACTCAATCCTGATTCAATACGTAGAATTGCAGCTTCTACTTCTTTTTTAGGATCTAATTGACCTTGTGTTGGTCCATTCCATTCTGCTCTACAATATACTTTTCGAATTAGTGGATCATCAAAAAACCCTGGTGCATGTATACGACCATTTACAACTGCTTCTGCAAAAAACTCTTCATAAATAGGCTGACAAAAGTTTTTTGCTAACCATATCCGACGCTTTTTAAACATTTTCCAAGCTTCAAGTAATGCCCCTCTAGATGCTGAATAGGAGCTTGTAAAATGTTTCATCATGACTTCATAAGGGATTTCTAAAGCCACACCAATTTGGCGAAATATAGCTGTTGTAAAAGCATCAAAATTCGGATTCGGTCTACCAGGATTCGATTCTTGGATTTTTTCTCCTTCACGAAGAAATGTGACTGAGCCATTTCCAATTTTTATTTTTGAATTATCTTCCTCATAGTCATCCTCTTCTCCAAACCCTCCACCAAAATCGTCTTGCTCTGAAGCTTCTGTTGTAATAAATACTGAATACATACCACTTATAACTGCTGCCATTAATTCAGCATCAGTATATCGATCAATTTGCTTTAAGCTTTCGATAACAGGTGCTAAAACCGGTATTCCCCGACGTTGTTCTGGACGTTCAATATCTAATAAATGAATAACATTTAAACGTCCAGAGAGCTTTCCATACTTTTCAACTCGTTTCCAATCATTTGGACCAGTCAAAGAGCTATTTGGATGTTTATCCGCAATGTGATAGGCAATAACTTCCCCTGTTGAATCTAACTCTACGCCATTGATTAACCGTTCTTCATAAAATGTATTGATCACTGGATTACAAACCCTATCAGCTTCAATTAATTTCACTGTAAGTTCATATAATGATCCAACCCTTTTTTTATAAGGTAAAATCGCAAAACAATCTCCTGAAGCTAATGTCGATAAAAGTGCCAATTGTTGCAATTGACCAAAGTCACACATACGATTCGCATCACAATTCTTTGAATCCGCCCAATATTCAAATTCTCGTTCAATTTTATCCTCAAGGGCTTCTGCTTCTTCTTGTGAAAGGCCTAAAAAATCGCCATCAATTTGAGCATTTAATTTCAGCTCATAACCGACGACGTTAGTTACTATGGATTTTAATGATCCACTAGCGATAGGTGCACCCATATATAAATCCCTGGAACGTTCACGCATCGTTTCAACATTGCGCTCTATATCATCAATTGGATCACTCAAGGAACTAATCCAACCTACAACAGAACGTTTTGAACTACTTGCTGCATGATTGCCGTAGCCGCTAGAATTTACAGGTTCATTTTTTAAGGTACCGTTCTCTCTTTTACTACTTACTAAATTTTTAACTATCTTTACACCTTGTTTAAATATATTCACTAC